TTGCAGTTTTCAATTCTAATTTGGCGTACGCTACTAGATTGTTTACAGAACATACAACTACTAAGCAAGAGAAAATTAATATTCTAAGAAGATTCGACAATGTTGAAACTTTGAAGGAATCTAAGGCTCTCTACAATGGTATCAAAAATGAACTAAACAACACGACTCAGAATGTTGTGACTGAATCAGTTGGTAAGATTGAAAAATCACCAGCATCAGGATCATCACAAAATTTGATCGAGTCAAAAACGTATGAGAATCCTCAATTCATGAGAATGAAGGACATCATGCAAAAAATCAACAAATAAATAAAACCTAAAAAAATATATTAAAATGGGTGCATTATTAGAAAGTGGTCTTGTTGGTAACATCGGAATGAAACACTTGAAAGTTATCAAGGAAGACACAATCAACAAATGGGACAAATTAGGATTCTTAGAGGGTCTTAATGGTCACCTAAAAGAAAACGTAGCTCAGTTGTACGAAAACCAAGCTTCTTATTTGATCAACGAAGCTTCTTCAACATCTGACTCAGGTTCATTCGAAACTGTAGTTTTCCCAATCGTTAGAAGAGTATTCTCTAAACTTCTTGCAAATGATATCGTATCAGTACAAGCTATGAACCTACCTATCGGTAAGTTGTTCTACTTCGTACCACGTATCCAAGGTTATTCTGGTGGAACTTTCAACGGTGTTGATGGTCAGAGTGGTAATCACTACCCACCTGTAGGAGCTCCTGGTTACGCAACGGCAAACAGTCAAGGTAATCCAAACGCTGGTTACAATGCGGATGATAGTAACGGTACTTACAATCCTTTCTTCGAGAAAGATTTGTATGACTTGTTTTACGAAGGTAACGAACCTGGTTTGAATCCTGCTGGTTTGTTTGATTACTCAAAAGGTAAGTGGACAGCTATCACTGCAGAAGTAAGAACTGTCGCATGGGATGGTTCAGTTTTGGATGTAACTGGTTACACACAAGGTAACTATAGAAAGGTTCTTATCGAAATGAAAGGTTTCTATAATAACGGTGCAGGTCAATTGATCGGACCTAACGGTAATACCATGGACACTGAAGAATTCCTATCAGGTCTTATTATCCTTCCAACACCTGCTACAGTTGCACAAGAAGGTTGGGCTTTGGGTTCAGGACCTCAGTTGTTCAGAGTTGTTACTCAGAAATACGGTAAGGGTATTGTACAGTACGGAAGTCAAGCACCTGCGGCTTGGCCAAAGAATCAATCTCCATATAATGGTGGTGGTTCTGGTGGTAACTACAACGATATCTGTACTGCTGACGGTAAAATTTACTTAGAAGTTGATCTTCAAACTCCAGTATGTATCGAGTGTGGTCAATCTACACCTGACGGATACACAGGATCAAACTTCTCTTCAGATACTGCAAACAACAACGCATTTACTGCGGTTTACAGATTATACAAGGAACTTGAATTTGAAGATCAAATCGGTGAAGTTTCTTTCGACCTTGAGTCAGTAACAGTATCTGTTACAGAAAGAAAACTTAGAGCACAATGGTCTCCTGAATTGGCACAAGACGTTGCTGCATTCCACAACATCGACGCTGAAGCTGAATTGACAGCTTTGTTGTCTGAGCAGGTGGCGGCAGAAATCGACCGTGAGATCTTGAGAGACTTGAGAAAAGGTGCAGCTTGGAACCTTCGTTGGGATTACAACGGATGGAAGAGACTAAATGTTGGTGCAACTCCTTACACTCAGAAGGATTGGAACCAAACTTTGATCACAGCTATCAACCAACTTTCAGCTCAAATTCACAAATCAACTCTTAGAGGTGGTGCTAACTGGATCGTAGTATCTTCAGAAGTATCAGCTATCTTTGATGACCTTGAGTACTTCCACGTTTCTAACGCGGCTCCTGAACAGGATCAGTACAACATGGGTATTGAAAGAGTTGGAACATTGGCGGGTAGATACCAAGTTTACCGTGATCCATACTTCCCAGCTAACCAAGTGTTGATCGGACACAAAGGAACTAGCTTGTTGGATACTGGTTACATCTACGCTCCATATGTACCTCTTCAGTTGACTCCAACTATGTACAACCCATTCAACTTTACACCTATTAAAGGTATTATGACACGTTACGCTAAGAAAATGGTTAACAACCGTTTCTACGGACGTATCACAGTTGATGGAG